CAACAACAACACAACGTAAGACGAAAACATGATCGTAAGTGGAAAAACAGGTGGCAAGGATTACGCCCCGTGCCCCGAATACAATGGCCGCGCTGTATGCGTGGATATCACGCCGCTCAAACCATACGAAACGCAGTACGGCACAAAGGAGAAGTTCAAGATCGCCTTCGAGCTCGATCTCATCGACAAAAGCCGTAACACGGCACAGCCCTGGGTGGTCATGACCGCCCCTATGACACCGAGCCTGCACGAAAAGGCGGGCCTCACAAAGTTCCTGCGCGACTGGTTCGGGCGCAAACTCACCGACCAGGAGACCAGCAGCCTCGACCTCGACCAGCTCATCGGGCGCCCGGCCAATGTCGTCATCGTCCACGAGCAGAGCCAGGACGGATCGAAGACCTTCGCCAACATCAAACTGATCACGCCGCACAAGGCCGGCGAGGCCCTGCAGGCCTCGGGGCTCTGGGTGCGACTGCAGGACAGGCCGGCCAAGGACGGCAGCACGCAGGCCACCGAAGGCGGCGACACCAGCTACCGCAAGACCTCGGGCAGCCAGGACAATCAGGAGGAGACCGATCTCTCCAAGACCAAGGTGCACGTCGGCAAGCACAAGGGCGTCGAGCTGCGCGAGATGACCGAGGAAGCCATCGGGGCGCTGATCGAGCACTGGCTGCCGAAGACCAAGGCCCAGGAGAAGACCACCGCGGACGACCGCCGGCTGATCAAGGCGCTCGACTGGTATCAGGCCAAGTTCGCCACCGAGGCCGCGGATCAGGATTCCGACGAGATCCCTTATTGATCACACTATGGCCACACGCAAACCACAGCAGAAGACCGACGAGCTGATCCCGCAGGTGCTCGCGCTGCGCAATGAAGGGCTCAAGCTGCATCAGATCGCCGCTCGGTTCAATCTGACCAAGCAGCGCATCGACCAGATCCTCCGGGAATACGGCCGGCGCGAGGCCATCATGGCCGAATGGGGCTACCCATTCACCGTCCGGTGCCTCGGATTCATTGAGGCCATCGGCATCCGCAATCGTGACGAGGCTCTCGACCTCTTCAACAAAGGCCACATCCGGCCGGGCTGTGTCGCCAATTTCGGCGTGAAGACCTATCACGAGATCTGCGACTGGCTCGGCGTCGAGCCCGTGTACCAGCTCAATATCTGCCCGCACTGCGGCAAGACACTTTCTTCAGCCCGTTGCTGAAGGACTCATGGTTCGTTGCCGGGGGCGCGCATCGGCGGACAAACGCGCATCACATCAAATGAAGCTCAACCTTTCTGCAGAACGTATCGCAGCGCTCTGCGCACCGCCTCCTGGCTACGTCCGGCCGGCGCCACAGCCTCCGGCCAACCCGGAGGCCATCAAGAAGCCGAGGAAGAAAACCAAGCGACAGCCGCACTGGAAGCCGGTCACCCGTAAGCCCATCAGCCGCTATCAGATCAACAAGGAGATGATGGCTCGCATTCAGGAGTGGCGAAAAACCAACCCGTGGCACTCCTACCGGGAGATCGCCAAACATTTCGCAGTCTCAGTCAGCACAGCCTACTACAGCCTCAACCGACCAAAAACAGATGCCCGCTAATCCCATCATCATATTCGACATCGAGACCGGCCCATTACCGCGGCCTGAGCTCGTCATCCCGCCGTTCGACCCATCACAAGTCAAACTCGGCAACATCAAGAATCCCGACCTGATCGCCGAGAAGATCCAGAAGGCCGAGGAGAACCACGTCACCGACTACATCAAGAACGCTGCGCTCGATGCCTTGAGCGGCCAGGTGCTGTGCATCGGATACAAGGTGCCCGGCGAGAAGGCCCGGGTGCTGTGCGCCGATGCCGACGGCGAAAAGGAAATGCTGGTGCAATGGTGGAAGATCGTTGCCGGCTTCGAGCGCCAGCCTCGACTGGTCGGGTTCAACACCAAGGCCTTCGACCTGCCGTTCCTCTACAAACGCTCCTGGAAGCACCGGGTGACGCCGCCTTACTGGCTGCGGCATGGCCGCTACTGGAACGATCTGATCCTCGATCTCCGGGAAATCTGGCAGCTCGGGGACAACCGGGCCCACGGCAGTCTGGCTGCAATCTGCCGGCACCTGAACCTCGGCGAGAAGTCCGGCAGCGGCGCCGACTTCTCCGACCTGTGGCTCCGGGATCGTGAAGCCGCCATCGCCTATGCACTGCAGGATGTCGAGCTGACCCAGAAGGTGCACGACGTGCTCTGCCCGGAACTCTACTGATATGACACCAGCCACCTGTCCGGTCATCGACACCGACTTCCCGGAGTTCACGCCCGAATCCCGGTTTATCACCTGGGCGACCACCGGCGGGAACGTGTTCCTGACCGGGCAGGCCGGCACCGGCAAGTCCTACCTGCTGCGGCAATTCCTGCACCAGATCGAGACCACCAAGAACGTCGCCATCACCGCCCCCACAGGCATCGCAGCCCTCAACATCGGAGGCACCACGGTGCACCGCTGGTGCGGGATGCAGCTCGGGCCCGGCGACAACGAGACATTCGATCAGGCCGCCACACGCCTGTTCGATCAGCCGACCATTCACAACGCCCGCAAGCGGGTCGAGGAGGCCGAGATCCTAGTCATCGACGAGATCAGCATGATGGCCGGGCGCCAATTCGATTTCCTGAACTTCTGGCTGAAGCTGCTCCGAGATGATGCCCGGCCGTTCGGCGGGCTGCAGATCATTGTGCTCGGTGACTTCCTGCAGCTCCCGCCGGTGCGCATCGACCAGTCCAAGCCCTACGACTGGGCCTTCCGCTCCGATGCCTGGGCCGAGGCCGACTTCAAGACAATCAAGCTCGAGACCGTCCGGCGCCAGGACGACAGGCTGTTTGTTCAGGCCCTCAGCGGGTTCCGCATCGGTAAGCTGGCCAAGACCGACGCCGACGTGCTGCGCTCCCGTGTCTCCTGGTTCCCCAAGGCCGAGATCACCCACCTCCTGACCCACAATGCCCAGGTCGACAAGTGGAACAGCTACCGCCTCGAGACCGTCACCGGAGAGCTGATGACCCTCGAGGCTCACACCAAAGGCGTGGCACAGGCCATCGACTTCGCCACTAAGAACATGAGCACGCCTCGGGTGCTCCAGATCAAGATCGGGGCGGCCGTGATGTTCACCGCGAATGACGCCGAGACCGGGTTCGCCAATGGCCAGATCGGGTTCGTCACCGGCAAATGCGGCGACACCATCGACGTGTACACCCGCGGCAAAACCATTTCTGTGGGGCTAAGGAAATGGTTTTTCGAGACGTTGGGCGTCACCGTGTGGCAATATCCGCTCCGACTCGCCTACGCCATGACCATACACCGTGCCCAAGGCCTGACCCTCGACGCAGCCTACATCGACATCCGGGCTGCCAGGGAGCCAGGGCAAGGCTATGTGGCCCTGAGCCGAGTCAGGACGCTGGGCGGCCTGCACCTGAAGGAATGGCCCAAGGGCTGGTTCATCTCGGAGGAGGCCATCCGCTTTGAACGCCGCGAACCGCTGACCTGATTTCCCGATATGATGTCCACCCATGAGATCGAGCAATGGCTCGGCACGCCGCTGTTCCTGGTGCCTTGCCGGCCGGGCACAAAGGTGCCGCTCGTCAAGTACACCCAGCACACCCTGCAGAGCACCGCGGCGGCCACCTATCAGGCACTGCTCGAGCACGGCAATGTCGCCGTGCGCCTGGGCGAGCACTCCGGCGGGTTCTGCGCCATCGACTTCGATGATGACCAGAGCCTCGATGCCTTCCTTGCCGTCAATCCGAAGCTGAAGACAACCGCACGGTGGCGGGGCCGCCGCGGCGCCCAGATCGGTGTGCGCATCTCCGGGCCCTACCCGGGCCCTTCCTCGGCCCGTAGCACCACCGAGATGGTCGAGGTCAACGGCCGGCAACTCGGGCGCCCACTCTACGAGTGGCGCAGCACCGGCAACCTCTCGACTGTCAAGGGAACCCACCCCTCCGGATGCGAGTACACCGTGCTGATCGACAATCCGCCGATCACCCTCGACTTCTCCCAGATCCGCTGGCCCGAAGGCTGGCCGGTGCCCGGCGAGAACGAGGCCATCGCCGAGCTCCTGCAGCAACACGGCGACCCTTGGGTGTTCTCGAAGCAGGGCACCGGCACGTTGCAGGCTCCATTCTTCGCGGCCTACCTGGCGGCCAAGGAACGCATTCTCTTCGATACCGTCACCGGCTGCTTCTACTTCTACCTAGCCGACCGCGGCATTTGGCAGTCTATGACCCGCGAAGAAGTCGGCCAGCGGGTGCTGGCCATGGCCCGCAAAGTCATCCTCGATCACGCCGCCGACCAGGCAGCGCCCCACCTGCGCAGCCTCCTGCCCAAGCTGACCGCGCAGTTCTCGAATGGCGTCATCGACCTGGCCGCGCAGCTCCAGGTCGAGCGGGCGCCATTCAACCGCCCCGACGCCATCGTCCACACCGAGAACGTCATGGTCGACCTGCGCGTCACACCCTACGGGATGCATGGCTTCTCCCCGGAGTGGATGTCGCGCAACCAGACGCCCATCCGGTACGTCGAAGGCGCCACCAGCCCGATGTGGCAGGCCTTCCTCGACCACGCTCTGCCCGAGGCCGAAGACCAGCTTATGCTGCAGCACTGGGGCGGCCTGGCCCTCCTGCAACGCAACCAGCCTCAAGTCATCCTCCTGCTGACCGGCACCGGGGGCGGCGGCAAGTCGACGGTGGCCGGTGTTGTCCGGCGCCTCGTCGGCGACGAGAACTGCTCCGAGCTCCGCACCAACCACCTCGGCGGGCGCTTCGAGGCCGGCCTGTTCCACGACAAGACACTCCTGATCGGCGCCGACGTGGCCCCGGACTTCCTCTCCTGCGAGGGCTCGAGCTTCCTAAAGGCCATGACCGGCGGCGACCGTATCATCGCAGAGTTCAAGAACCGCAACGGTGTTAAGACACTGATCGGTGACTGGAATGTCATTGTCACAGCCAACAGCAAACTCAGAGTGAACGTGCAGGGCGATCTAGGTGCGTGGTCTCGTCGCCTGCTACTGCTCGACTTCTCGCAGCCTAAGCCATCGACTGTAATACCAAACTATCACGATGTGATGATTGATAAAGAGGGGCCAGGTATTCTCAACTGGTTCCTTTCCGGTGCTGAATCACTACAGCGTGTATTGAAACAAGGCCGCTCGTTTCCGGTGACCACCAAGCAGCGGGCACGCATCGACAGCCTTCTGTCAGAGAGCGACTCAATCCGCTACTTCATCACCAACCATATCAAGCCCACCAGCATGGCCGCGGACAGTATCAGCACCGAGGAACTGTTCCAAGCCTACCTGCAGATGTGCGGCAACAAGGAGTGGGCATCCGAGCCTGAGAAGAAGTTCCAACGGCGTGCCGCCGAGCTCATGCTCGAGGTCCATCAGGCCATCCCGACCAAGCACCTCAACCGCTCCGACCGTGACGATTCAGGCACCCGCGGCTACCTCCGCGTCATGCTCTGCCGCCTCGATGAAGCCTGTAACGACCTCGAATGACCCAAATGTGGGGCGGATACGAAAAAGATCCGCCCCACACTTTAGGCCCGCCAGCATTGACGAAAATGCAATGTGGGGCGGATGGGGCGGCAATTTCCAACTCTTAATGGCTCCTAAAAATCGACTATTCTGCATCTACAACCACAATGAGTTTCAAAATATCCGCCCCATCCGCCCCACAGGTCGACCACGGCATCCCAGGCCTCCAGCTCAACCTTGTCGGTAATCTCCGCAAACAATCGGGTGGCTTTGTTGGCCGGTGCCCAGCCTGTCACGAGGCCGGTCAGGACAAAGGCGGGAACCACCTGATCATCTGGAATGACGGCCGTTTCGCTTGCGTATGTCACCCCGGATATTCAGGCTCACAACACCGCAAGCGCATATTCGCTATCATCGGTAACAAACAGCAGAAGCACACTTTCGCAGTACATATTCAACCATCACTTCTATGATTCTAAAGTCTACTGTCACCAATTCGATGCTTCTTGCTGAAGCCCGATTCCTCGTTGCTCGAGCAGTCAAACGCGGGTGGATGTCATACCCGGCCAGCGTCAAGGTCAACGACGACGGTGACGTCATCGACACCACAGAAACAGACTACCTCGTTACAACTACTGTACATACACCGGAAATATGTCGTAAGGCATATGTGTTGCGCGACCGTGGTTTAACACTCGAAGATGTCGCCAAGGCCTGCGGTGTGGCCCGTGGTTCTGTTGCTTACATAATTGCAAAAGGGCACGAGCAGTTTCTACATGAACAACGCCTATTGTTAAACAATAACAACCCGTTATCATCAAACACAACAGGTCAAGGAGTCTCCTGACCCCCTCCCAGAAACAGGTGAACGCGAGACCCCTTCCTTCCCGAGTGAGTAAGTCGACAATACAATAAAAAAGATGCCACAACACATTAAGTTCTTGATCGACCAGTACGGCCTGGCGAACACCGCGTGGTTCATTCGTTTGATGAAACGTGGCACCCCTCCCGAGCAGCTTGTGGCCTATTGCGTACCCAACGACCGCGACAGCCGCCGGGACGGCGTGTTCCGGGCGCTGCAGTACGCAGCCACGCTGCCTGATTCAATGATGCCTGACGAGATCCGCAACGCCTTGAAGCCATGACCCAGAAGGAATACCGAATGCACTCGGGCCTGACATCAGGCTACGTCACCCAGCTTGTCTCCCGCGGGATGCCGCTCGACAGCGCCGAAGCCGCCGACGCCTGGCGCCAGAAGAACGTGCGGGCCCGGGCAAGGAACACCCCGCCCACTGCCTCGGAGCAGGAAGACCCCGCCATCGAGCAGGAAGGCCCATACAGGCCCGAGGAAGCCGCGCAGCCTGTCGACACCGCAACCGCGGCCACCGACTCGCCGCAGGGCGCCTACGAGCGGCAGAAGGAGATCGAGCGTGCGGCCTACGATCTGGCGGTGCAGGCCCTGCGCGGCCGCCGGGCCGATGCAGCCCGCCTCGTGGCCATCCACGCCACCGCGGCAAAAAACCTGACGTCATCCCGGGACGAGGTGATTGCGCAGGCCGAGAAAGAGCGGCGCCTGGTTTCCGGCGACTGGGTGCGGAAGGTCATGCAGGAGCATGACGGCGCCGTGTCATCGCTTCTCAAGGCCATGCCGAAACAACTCTCCGGCCGGATAGCACCGCACGATCCTGAGCACGCCGAGCGGGAGCTCTCCCGCTGGGTGCAAGAGGTGGCGCTAAAAACCCTTCACAACACCGACCCATGGAAAGCCTGACCGACCTGCAGCGCAACCTGCTCGACTACCGGCGCAACCTCTACAAGCCGACCCCGGTGCAGACCGTCGTCGAATGGTCCGAGGCCAACCTCCGGCTGACCGCCCGGCAGACCGAGCATCCCGGCCCGTTCAGCACCTCGGTGCGGCCGTACACCCGGGAACCGATGGAATGCTGGAAGGACACCAGCGTGTCTGAGGTGACGCTCTGCTGGGGATCGCAGACATCGAAGACGACCACCCTGATGGCCGGCCTGGCCTGGCTGATCGCCAATGAGCCGAGCCCGGCCCTGTGGCTGATGCCGACCGAGAACCTAGCTCGATCATTCTCGAAGTCTCGGTGGCTCCCGATGCTTGAGGACAGCCCGGCCATGTTGGAATGTTTCCCGGCCGAGGCCGACAAGATCACCAACCTCGAGCAGAACTTCACCCGGTCGACGCTGACTTTTGTGGGGTCCAACAGCCCGGCCAACCTGGCCAGCCGCCCAGTTCGGGTGCTGATCGCCGACGAGGTGGACAAGTTCGCCGAGGCCACGGCCAAGGAAGCCGACGCACTCGACCTGGCCGAGCAGCGCCTCAAGAGCTTCAGCAGTTCCAAGGCCTTCATGACCTCGACGCCCACCGTGGTCGAGGGGCGGATCTGGCAGCGATTCCTCCGCGGTGACCAGCGGCGGTTCTACCTGCCATGCCCGCACTGCCGGGAATACATCCGGCTGGAATGGCGCCAAGTGACCTGGGAGGACCACAAGACCGAGGATGGCAAGCACGACCTATCGAAGATCCGGGCCTCGGCCCATTACGTCTGCCAGCTCTGCCAGGGCAAGATCACCGATGCCCACAAGGTGGCTGCGCTGCGCCATGGCCGGTGGATTCCGGAGAATCCCGGTGCGCTGCCCGGCGTGCGTTCCTATCACCTCTCCAGCCTCTACAGCCCCGACCGGAAATGCACTTGGGGCCACCTCGCTGTCTCGTTCATCGAGGCCAAGCAGTCGATGGGCGGCCTGCAGGGCTTCATCAATGGAAATCTGGCCGAGCCTTGGGAGCAGCAGGACGTGCAGCAGGAGAGACCTGAAACATCGGTCGAGGTGAAGCTCGACGGTGGCCGCCGATATCTGACGGCTGACGTGCAGGCCGTGGCGCCGTTCCTGTGGTGGGTGTGCCGGGAATGGAAGGACGGCAACTCCACGCTGATCGCCGCGGGCCATGCCGACGACTTCGCAGCGCTCCGGCGGGTGCAGATCGCGCTCGAGGTGCATGACATGGATGTCGGCATCGACTCAGGGTTCAACACGCAGGCGGTGTACGATGCCTGTGGCGCCTATTCGACGATCACATCCAACCCGATCACTTACCCGTGCGGCCTCCGGTACCCGCCCGAAGGCGGCCTCCGAAAGCCCATGATCATCGGGTGGTTGCCGCTCAAAGGCCGGGAGACCGGCGCCCGGTTCACCGCCCAGAGCGGCACCGTGCACCCGTTCGGCCTGTCGACGTCATCCTCGATGCGCACCGATGTGGTGCAGCCCCTCCTGGTGTTCGACACCGAGCACCTGCGCGATATGCTCTCCCGCCTGCGCAAGGGAGACATCGACCGGGAGTGGGGCGTCTGTCCAACACCTCCGGTGCTCGAGGCCGAAGGCGCCTATCTGGCCAACCAGGAGCTGTATTGGCGCCATCTCGACAGCCATCAGCTCCGGCCGGTGGCCAATCGTGCCGGTCGGATCAAGCACGTCTGGACCAAGCGCAACCAGAAGTGGCCAGACCACCTGCACGACTGCGAGATCATGCAGCTAGCCATGGTGATGCTTTGGAACGACCTAGTGCAGGCTTCCGAAACATGATGTTCTGCTAACCTATTGCACCGGCACCCGGAAGATGCATTCTCCCGCCGGGTGTTCACGTTCACTGTTGCCATAAAGCGCTCCTACCTGCGGGCCGTTTACTCGGCTCTCGGAGGTTCGACGCTTCTGGCTGCCTTGTCGGCCAAGTCCATCGCGGCATCCTCGGTCATCGAGTCCGGCCAGATTGTCCGGTCGACGTCATCCTCGGATGTGTCGGTCGAGTTCGCTGAGCCCGGCAAGGGCGGCCCGACGCCTTCCGAGATGGTCGAGATGTGGGAAAGCCTGCTGAACGACTACGATCTGGCCGTGTATTACCTCGGCCAGGATGGCGTCTCCAGCCCTACCGACGCCCAGATCTACAACAAGCTGATGACCGTGGTGCTGATCGCGGCCACGTCCTACGGCGGTGACTTCTCGAACTTCCGACGCGAAGGCACCTTTAGAACGGGAATCACCTGATGGGAATCTTCGCCAACATCCTGCAGAGGCTCAGGTCACAGCCCGTTGATCGTTACGAGGGGGCGGCCAACTCGATCCGCCGTTCGTTCCTCGATACGTCCTACACCTCGGTCCGGTTCGATGTCACGGCCTCGACCCGGCAGCAGATCGTGCGGAAAAGCCGATTCTTCGAGCAGAACAACGCGGTGATGAACCGCCTCGGTGACCTGTTCGAGAACTACACCGTCGGCAGCAATTTCTCGGTTCAGCCGGCCAGCTCTGACCCCGACTGGAACCTCCGGGCGAAGCGTTGGTGGGATACCTGGTCCCGTTACCCGGACATCGGCAGCCGGCAATCGTTCGGCACCTTGATGTCATTGGCTGCCCGCGGGTGGTTCTACGATGGCGAATCTTTCATCCTCCTGACCAAGGGCGACTCCGGGCGCCCCCGGCTGCAACTCATCGAGCCGCAGCAGGTGGCCACGCCTAATGGCAAGGAGAACGACGTCGACGTGTTCGATGGCGTCAGGTTCGACACCAAGACCGGCCGGGCCTTGTCCTACTACATCGGCCAGGAATCGCAGCAGGGGCAGCTCCAGGACATCCGGTCGATCTCGTCCGACTCGATCATTCACATCTACGAGGCCCAGCGTGCCGGCCAGCTCCGCGGCCTGCCGTTTGTGGCGTGCGTGATCAATGACCTGCACGATCTCGACGACCTACAGAAGCTCGAGATGGAAAGCTGCAAGCTCGCCTCGAGCGTGGCCCAGGTCATCAAGACGGCCTCCGGCGAGGTGCAGGCTACCAGCCTGCGCTCCGGTGTGGCTGGATCGCAGGGCACGGCCCAGACTTACTACGAGAACGTTTTTGGTTCGACCGTCAAGGTTCTCAAGAGCGGCGACGAGTTCGAGCAGTTTCAAGCCGACCGCCCCAACGTGAATATGCGGGAATACTGGCGCCAGCTCACCGAGAAGGTGTGTGCCGGTGTTGGCATCCCATACGTTCTGGTTTTCCCCGAGGGAATGCAGGGCACCGTGTACCGCGGCGCTCTCGATATGTCGTCGGTCTGGTTCCGCAGCCGGCACCAGGTGATGGCCTCGGCCGCACGTCGGATCTGGGAATACGTCATGGAGTACGCCATTCGCGTCGATCCCAGCCTGCAAGATTCGCCGGATGACTGGTACGAGGTGGCGATCCAGGCACCCCGGGCCCCCAATGTCGACGTCGGCCGCAACTCGGCCGCCCAGCTCGCCGAGCTCGAGGCCGGTGTGACGACCTACGACGAGATCTACGGCGCCCGCGGCATCGACTGGCGCTCGGCCCTCGAGGCCAAGGCGCAGCAGGCCAAGCACATCCGGGATCTGGCCCTGAAGTACGGCATCGACGTCTCCGAGATCTCGACCGCCCAGAAACTCCCAATCGCGCCTGAACCGGCCGAGCCGACGCCCGAGGTCGAGCCAACCGGCGCCATGCCTGAAGAAATCCCGGCTGAACCTAGTCAGCAGGTTATTGCCAAGGCGCCGAAAAAGCGGAAACCTAGATCGAAGACGACATGACCAAGGTCACAAACTGGCTTTCCTATCAGCCCCGAGCGGCGGCGACTGAGCCCGCCATGATCCAGATCTTCGACCAGATCGGCGAAGACTGGTTCGGTGGTTCGGGTGTTTCGGCCAAGGCCTTCTCCGATGCTTTGCAGTCTGTCGGCTCTGGCCCGCTGGTGGTCGAGATCAACAGCCCCGGAGGCAACGTCTGGGACGGTCTGGCCATCTACAATATGCTGCGCGGCCGTAATGCGCAGGTGACCACCCGGGTGGTCGGCATCGCGGCCTCAATCGCTTCGATCATTGCTCTGGCCGGCGACACCGTGGAGATCGCCGACGCGGCGCTGTTCATGATTCACGACCCGTCCGGCATGGTTGCCGGTACGGCCGACGATATGCGCAAGATGGCCGCGGCCTTGGATCAGCACGCCGAGGTTCTGGCTGGCATCTATTCCAAGCGCACCGGAAAGCCGGTGGCGCAGATCCGAGCGGCCATGACGGCCGAGACATGGTTCACCGCGCAGGAAGCTGTGGCTTTTGGTTTGGCTGACAGCATGACTGAGATGCTGGCCATGGCTGCCTTTTGGCATCCGCGGGCGGTGACCAAGACGGCGCCTCCGACCGTTCGCCGCAACCTCGAGCGCGGCATCCGGCAATACGAGGATGGCCTCGGTGGCGACGGCCTCGAAGAGGCCACCGTGATCGACGCCCGCAATCTGGCCAAGGGCGAAGAGCCCAGCGTTGAGAAGGTGAAGAAGGCTGTGGCCTGGTGGGCTCGCAATGAGCGCTTCCTTGATGCCGAAGCCGACACCCCGGCCGACGTGGCCGCCAACCTTTGGGGCGGTGCCGCCGGCCGTGACTGGTTCAAGGCGCTTGCCGCCCAGATCGAAGAGGAAGAAGAACTCTCCGAGCCTGAAGACAAGATTTCGACGATCAGCACTCCCG